TCTGCTAAAACGTAATCCGGCGGTTGTGAAACCGTAGCCACAACACTTGATGCCAAGCCATAGAACCCACCGGTATCCACAGCGGCCAGCCAGTAGGTGTAAGTCACCGTTGTTTGCGGTGCTTCAAATACAGTAGTGAAGCCGCCGTCTTTTTTACCTACAAGCTCAGCAGTCTCCCAAGTAGCGCCGCGTCGTAGCTCATAAGAGATGATGGGTAGCGACCCCGGTACGTTCCCCCACCGAAATAAAACATTGTTGTCAATAACTTGCGTAGTCAGATTAATAACTGAACCGGGGAGAACCTGAACATCTACTTCACGCGCAATACCTAGGTTACCAGCGGTATCTATGCTGCGGACAAAAAACTGTCGGTACGAGCCACTCCATCCGGTGACTTTAGTTCGATAGACCGTAGCGTATTGCTCAGACAATAAGTTATTAACAACGACACTATCTTGATAAACTTCGTACCGGTCAATAGGTAAGCTGCCTCCCGTGGTGTCTGTCCAGTTTAGTACGAGGTGTTCGCCGTTAAACTCAAAAGAAACCGTTGGGGCTGTTGGGGGCGTAACAGAAACAACTAGTTCAGTTGCAGAACTTTCATTTTTGCCGATGTCAATAGCAGTAATACGGAAATTTCTATCGCCAGACCAACTTACGCGAAAACGATGAGAGTTACCGGTGACAATATCAAACTGGACCCACAATCCGTCTAGTTGATACTCAATACGATACTGAGCCACAGCTATGTTGCTTGTTGGGCTGGGCCATGATAAGTCTACGTCAGCGCCCACGAAGGCATAAGACAGCGTAGTAGCTGAAGGACCGACAGAGGTAGGCGTGCCGTTTACGCTATTGTAGGGGCCTGCGAGTAGGTTATATGCAACGTCGCGTATCCAGTAATAGTATGTTGTACCCGGCGGGGGGAGGCTGTCTAAGAAAGTGTTTCCGCTTGTAGAGCCGATAAGCACTTTGACATCTAAATCGTTCGTGGTAGCCCGCCACACTTCGGTGTGGGCGTACTGGTCAAAAGCGCTGGTGTCCCACGTCAGGGTTGTACCCGCAATGTCGTCAGTACCTACGACAAGCCCCGTGGGGGCTGGAGGAGCAGTATCAGATGTAATCCACGTGGGGATGGTAGCTTGAACCACCCCTAAAAGCTGCTCAGCGGTGTATTGTTTCCCGCCTATAGTTGTAAGGCCATCCTTAATTTTCAGAATACCTGTGTCAAGTAAGTCCTGAAAAGTAGGGGACGCATCGAGGGCTGAGCCACGCTGATTTAAGCGGACTTCTAACGCTTCTTTTATTGACGCTAGAAACTGCCTAAGCGCCGGACTCGTGTCAACCGGAAGCGAAGGGATCGAGACTGGTTTATACGTCATAGACCTTTAAGCTCCTGCGGGCTGTCAGCAACCTGCACGGAAAGCACCTCTGCGGACCCGGTCAATTCGACCTCTAGAAAGTTAGCCCTATACCCACTCGGCAGCCAAAAAATATCTTTACTAGTCACCGTTTGCGTATGTTTCAACACGTTGTCTGCGTATAGCCTAAAAGTCACTGGGTAAGTAACTGCAACAACTTGTGCGCAAGCGGGGTTTGTGGGAGAAGTAGTTTCTATCTTCCCGGACTTCCATGTATAGGCTAGAGGCGTACTAGTAGCGTGCCACTTAACAATCGTAGCGCCAGTTTTTAGATATAGGGCGTCTTGGATTAAATCAGAGTACCCAGCCGTTGCATAAAAGTCAAGCGTCGTAAACGCGCCTGTGCCTTGCGCAGGATCAAAAATAAACCCAGCTTGGGTTGTACCTGTGTTGTAGAAGCAGAAATAACGCCCGTCGTGGAAATATCCGTGCATACTGCTTGGGTTCAAATCCTGCCACTCGTCGCGGGAAAATAAGGGCGCAGTTAAATTAACCACTTGCCCGCTGCCAGACACCATCATAAGGCCATCGGGGGACGCGTACATAACGCCGCTGTCAGTAGCAGCAATAGAGCGTTTAGAGGAGCAAGCCTGCGGGGCTTCTAACTTGACGAGCGAGAGCGCGCTTGGGTCTGAACCCATCAACAAATAGGGGTGCCCGTTAGTTAAAATAACCGCACTTGTACCTATAGCCGCACCGCCGACAATAGGGTAGTCCACCGACATAGAGTACTTAGCTGGGTAAGCATAGGGGACGTAAGACTCAGACGGGTAAATATCATAGCCCTTAAAAACAAGCATGATACCGTTAGCCATCTGGGTGATACCGAACGCGCCGCTAGGAGGAGCGCTCCAGTCTACGGTTTCAATAGTTTCACCCAAATCTGTGCCCAGCTTCGAGTCGGCGTATGTACCCTGCGATATAGGAATTTCGTCCACTAGTTGGTAGTCTGTTGACAAGCTACCAGAAAGAGTTCTGTAAATGCGCTTAGCAGTGATATGCCCAGTGTAATCAGCAGGGGCCGTTGTGCCCAAGTTAGTTAGCGTAACAGTGCTGTCTAAAATGTGGGTGTCGATAAGGTTACTAGGGGCGCTAGGCGGGCCCTCATCTCCAGTAGCTGAAACGTATGTGTAAACGTAGACCCGAGTCTCTGTCAGGCTTTCCGTGTCGCCCTCAGTTGTCACCGCTGCGATAGGGGCTCCGACTGGGCTTGGGTAGCCAAGTTTTCTGGAACTTTGAGGGTAGTCACCTGTCCCAGTAGTAACAAGCGTACTATCAGTATATCGAGCGCCCAAGGTAGGGTGAGTAAAGTAAGTCTTCTCGGCAGCGTCACCGGAAATAGCGCCCTTGACGACGTTAACATCGGCTGTCCAATTCAACCAATACTGAGTGTCAGAGGTTTGAGACTGGCCAAATCTATAGATGGTAGACGTTGGGCCAGCAAGAGCGACAGTCGCTACGCTAAGGGGTGAGTTCCACGAAGCCAACGTACCTTTTAAAAGGCGGACGTTGTTAGCCGTCTGAGCCATCTCAGAAGAGAGTTTGTACGGGGAAACCCTAGGGGCTATCCCTGAGAACTTTTTTAGCGACAGTACAGCCATAGTTACCCTTTTACACTAGCTACGCCGATTGTACTAGGTAAGCCCTTATGCTACTAGTCCCGGCAAATACACAGTTTTGCCGTCCTTTTTAGTGGCTGTCAGAACCTGCTTTTTGTTGTCGCCGGGGTTATAGCTGACGTGCACCCAGCCTGAATCGGGGATGCCGGGGGTATAAAACTCAAGTATTACTTGTCGGAACTTCATGTGGTCTACGATCCACTTAGCCAAGGCTGCATTGGCGATACCGGGGATTTCTATGTCGGCAGCCATGCCCTTGCAGTGATCCGAGGTCTTGGAGCCGCCAACTTTGGCGTTGACATCAGGGTGACGGAAGCCGGAATTCACCTTTACACCCATGCCGTAGTAGTCACGCACAGGCTGCAGAACGCACTCACACAGGGCTGTCAGGTTTGCAATCTCTTCCTCACCGGGGGTGTTGTCCATATCTAGGCGTAAGGCTGTATCGCTCTTTACCATCTCCGCTAGGCTGAAGTTCTTCGTTAGTTGCATTTCCAGTTTCCTTTAGTAACACCTCAATACAGGTCACGTCGTAAGCTCGCACATCAGGGTCAGCTTGCATTTTAGCAACGGCCTTGCGGTTGACTTCCTCGCACTCGTATAAGTATCTCTCGACGTAAGCTTGGTGAAAGCCACACGCCCCGTTCTGTAAGCAGACGAAGGCGACGGGTATCCACAACATTACTTCTTACCCTTCATGTCGATAATCTTCTCTAGCGTGCGACCGCCAAAGTAAAACGACATAATCAGCATGCCCCATTGCCCAAGCAGCTCGACGTAGGCAGGGTTCGCATCCTTACCGAAAGCTGACATGAAAGCAAAGGTGAAGTATCCCAGCAGGATGGCACACAGGGTCATGGGCCGGATGTTCTTAGACAGCCAGCTATCGCTCGCCATGTCCGCCTTCAGGCGGTCTGTCAGGTTGTTCTGCTCGGTCTCGTAGAGCTTGGTGTCATTAGCCATCTTGGCCAGCTCGCCCTCGTTTTGCATCTTGAGCAGCTCGGCTTGGGCCTTGGCCTTAGCTTCGGGGTCTGGGATGAGCTTGTCAATCAGCTTACCGCCGATGTCGAGTAGTCCTGCGATTGGTAGCATATCAGTCCTCGTTAATCTGGATTTTTGTTGCTTTTAGTGCCGACCATGATGCCCGACAACGCGCCGACAATAAACGTAGCGATTGGGTTAACCAGTTTGAAAAATTCCGCGTCATTTGGAGCTTGTCCTACCATCGGTTGGGTTACAAAAACAAGAGAATACAGCACCACGCCAACGATGCCAACTAGCGTCAACGCCATTGTGACGCCGACTACAAAGCGCAACCACTCATCAAGACTTGGTTTCATAGTGTTCAATCAGGTATTCAGTACAAGTGCCATCTGCTTCGCAGGCTGGCGGGTTACACTCTTTTGAGCGTTGATTCGCAGGGTCTTGACAGGGATACCGGTACTGGTCTGAACAGCCAGCGATTGCAAAGACCGCGCACATAGTTACTAACCCAGCACATAACAATAGAGCCCTCGTCATACCCCGTTTCGCTTCCATTCAATCGCCGTCGCAACCATGCCCCAGATTGCCCAGATACCTAGACCTAAAACAACTGCAAGCAGGCAGTACATCATCACGTCTTTACGGCGCTGGGCTTGGAAGATGATTTCGCGCTCGCGTTTGAGCTTAATCTGACGCTGCATTTGCATAAGCTCGTCAAAGGCTTGTGGCCCGTAACGTAACTTGACCATGCTCATAAGCTCAAGGTGTTGCTTACGCACAGCCTCACGGCGCTGAAGTTGCTCCATCGCCTCTTGCTCAACAGACTTGCCGCTGCCGATGCGTTTGAAAATGCTGGGTTTTTTGTTGTCTAGCGCGTTAAGTTCGCTGACTTTACCCATCCACGAGCCGATTTGGCCGAGGACATCCTCGACTTCGCGACCAGCCTCTACAAGTTTTTTAACAGTGTTAAAGGCAGCGGTTGCTGCCATGAAGAGGCTGATTGGGTCCATCAACTACCTATTCTGGGTTTTGCTCGGCAAAAGTGGCATCCTGTGGAGCGTTTGCTCTGGCTTCTTGCTGGATAGCTGAAATAAGCTGCGCTACGTCGTTGTATGGACGAGACGCCAAATAGCTCAGCACGGCGTTTACAAGGTTTGTGGTTAGAGTGATTTTATCCATATTGGTTGTCTGAGTAAAGAAAAGTTACGCCCAAGGGGCTGGTTGGTCTGTCACAGGCTTTGCAGTCACATCGATAGCACGTTGAATCTGAGCGTTCACATGTTCTTCATAACTACCTGTGACTTGAGACTGAATCCATGCTAACACATCTGCCTCTGTAAGCTGCTCGAAAGGAATGAACGGCCCAGATTCATCAGTGGGGTCTACAGTAAACGGCGTAGCGCCAGAGAAGAAACCAGTGTTGCCATCTGCATCCGTCCCATGTTTCTCCCAGTAGGTTTGAACAACCGCTTTAGGGTGGTTAGTGCTAACGTCCTGAACTTTTAGTCCAGTAACTTTCCATGTGTATGTAATAGTCATTTTTAGTTTCCTTTAGTTAAACAACAGTCCAAGCGCTACCGCTGGGGACTGTCACAGTTACCCCTGAGTTAATGGTGATTGGGCCAGCGGACATGCCGTTCTTGTTAGTGGTCAGGGTGTAGCTTGCCGTTATTGTTTGGTTGTTTTCGTAGATAACCCCACCAGCAGAGGCGCCCCCAAGCTCAGACGCCGAGACACCGTTAATCGTGTTAACGTTTAACGCGTTAAGAACAGACGTACTTGCTGGATTCGTATAGTAAGATGTGTTATTGCTATCGTAAAAGATAGGGGCGCGACTTGAACCGGGGCTCAGTGTGTAGCTTGTGTAAACCCTAAACTCATCGTTACCCCCTGCCGTGAAACCAATGACGTCGGCGCCGTAGCGGTACATCCCAGTATTTAGGTCAGCCGTCCACGTAAAGGAAGGACTAGCCGCTGAATCAGCATCAATACCTTGAAACCCACCATTAGTAGTAGATGTTGCGTTAAAGGTAGCAGCAACCGCTGTTCCAGCAAAGTTAGCAGATGTGCTTGTTGAAGCTGGATCTACATAATACGTAGTATTACTAGAATCATAGAAGATTGCAGAACGTAATGAACCGCTATATACCTGCCCACCCTCAGCGCCACCTTGTGCCATTAACACTAGTGGGTGATTAGAGTAAGTTCCAACTCTACCAACACCTTGACCAGTGTGTGAGTACATTGTGGTAATAATACCATCACTGTTACTAACAACATCAAGTCTAGCATGACTGCTGCCCACCAAATTCATTCTGGCGTTCCAGCCACCGTCGTTTGACGAAGCTACGTTACCCGCAAAAATATGGAGTAGTCTTGAACCGCTGTTTGGGTCAGCATAATAACTAGTATCGTTATAATCATAGAAAACAGGAGCCTGCATTGCTCCAGTCGCCTTAACGACTCCGTAATCACCGTCTAAACCTACTCTAGCAGTACCACCACCCGCAACATACAGACCCCACCCACTAAGAACCGTATTGATTCCATCATAGGCTGCATTCGAATGCGAGTAGCCAATACCGTACATATTGACAAGATCACCATCGCTAGGTTGGTAGCTTGAGCCAATTGTGTAAATTGGGTTTGTACGGTCGCTGTTGCCACTAACACTGTTGTAAGAACCAACAAGATACCCAGAGCTATGCGATGTGCGACCAATATTGCCGCTCATGTTTCCGCCAGCTAAGGGGAGTTTAGTGTTATCAGTAGCGCTACCCGCCGATGAAGCGTAGCCAGCGTTGTCAGCGTAACCCACTTGAACATCAGCGTGACTGCTATCACCATTGTACCCGTAGAGACGCCAATAACTGCCAGTCCAGTAGGTCTGAACACTGTAGTCACTATTATCATCACGGCGGTACAAACGAGTAACACCACGACTATTACGGCTATCGCTGTTCAGACTTGAGTTGTAAGTAGTTGTGACGTAGTTGCTGTGACTATGCCCCGGTAAAGCCGCATAGGTGCCTACGTTAGAAGAATCTACGACAGTGCGCCATGCTTGCCATGTGCCGTTGTTCCTTCCACGTAAAGCAATCTGACCAGAACGATAGTCACCAGCAATTTGATGTTGCCAAGAATCGCTGTAACGCTGTGAGTACAAGGCTCCATCTGTTGAATTGCCACTGAAGTTTGTAACACCTGCTGTGTAGTAACTAATGCCGTTGCTATTTATTGTGTCTGCGTTAACAGCGCTGTTGCTGCCAGTGTTCACAAAACCCCATCCATCAATCTGATCCGCCGAGCCTGCTGTAGTAGCATAATCAGCAGTAGATGCAGAACCCGCTGAGTCAGCGTATCCAGCAGAAATCTTTTGCCATGCTCCTAAGACACCGCCCTCTTCATAGCGAATAGTGATGTATGGGCTACTAACGTTTCGAGGGTACGCAATCTGCATACCATATGTGTTGTATGCGTAGTCATTACCAAGTCCAACAAGCTGACTGTAGTATTGAGTTGCGCTGTTTACACCAGGGCCGTTGGTTGCACCTTGGACATATCTCCAACCAAAATTTACAGTTGAGGCACCACCTTGAGCATCAAAGGAAGTCCGAGTACTATGGTTGTCACCCATGTTGTTAAACAACCGATGCTCGTCAGAAATACTATCAATGCTGTGATTATGGCTGTTATCCCCAACAACCGCTGGAATACTAACCGTCCAGTTCCCAGAGCCATCAACGGAAGCATTGCCTGAACCAGTTACATCACCTGTTAGGGTTACAGTGTTGGTTCTAGGGGTAGTCCACTTGTCGGCGTTAGGGTGGTAACCATCGTGGAACACGCGGCTACCAAGAACATACAGGTCTGTGTTAAAGTAAAACGCTGGACGATCCGTATAAATATGTGCCCAAGAGGTATTTGCAGGACCAAAGTCAATATAACCAGAGGGGCTTTGTACTCTGACACTATTCCAAGGGTTATTTGTTAGGTACCCAGTGCCTCCTCCCGGAAAAACGTTTGCGCTACTGTCGATAACTTTGGTCGTACTGTAGGTTAGACTATCGGCTGAAAAATCTCTTGTGCCAACGTAGTAACCATTAGAAGAGTTAACAAAGCCATTCCAAGCATTAATAAGTTTTGACTGGAGTCCGCCGCCGTTTATTACGCCATCGGCACCAAAACTCTGGACACCACCAATATAAACACCGTTTACAGTTGGATTGTTGTCACTGTAAGCCCAAGCGTTTCCATCTCCGTCAGGGTTTATAGGAATGTATTGACTGTGTGTATGGCCAGTCACAGCATACCTTCCATCAAGATCAACAGAGGCTAAACCAGTAACATGACCAAAGCCATCAAGAGTTACATCCTGAATAACAACACCGTTACTGTTATTTACGCTAGCCTGAGTAGAAGTATCTGCGTGACTTAACGTAATAGAAGTGTTTGTTGACTGGTTAGCCGTACCTAACTGCGCACCTCCAGTAAGACCACTGCCCGTGTTAACAGTTAAATTTCCGTTGCCGACACTAGGCTGAGACGCGGCAATAGTTAGGGTATCAGTGGCGCTGTCTGTAGTAACAGTTACGTTGCTGCCGCCGACAATAGTTAACGTGTCGTTGTTTGAATCGGCAACGATGGTGTTTTGCCCAGAGACCGCAATGTTTTTGAAGATGGCCTGAGACGAGCCACGGTCAGTGTTGGTCAGCGTAATCGAGGTAGCGCTAGCTTGGTTAGCTGTTCCTAGTTGCCCGCCGCCGGATAAGCCAGTGCTTGTGTTGACAGTGAAGGCGCCGTCGCCAACAGAAATTGCACTCGTGGAAGCGGCAGTTACACGACCCTTGGCGTCAACGGCCAAAGACGGAATAGCCGTAGACGAGCCATATGTTCCAGCCGTAACTCCACTATTAGCCAGTGTCGCGGCAGCCGTAACGTTCTGCGAACCATTAAAAGACGGGCTTGTGTATGTCACGTCGCCTGTCATGGCAATCGTGCGCCCAGTCTGCAAGTTACTAGCGGTAGTGGCGTTTCCGCTCAAGGCGGCGCTAATGGTACCAGCAGAAAAATTACCAGAGGCGTCACGGGCGACAATCGTAGAAGCCGTGTTCGCACTAGTAGCGTTAGAGGTAACTGTAAACGTCGAAGCAGTGGCTTGGTTAGCCGAGAAAGTCGCGCTTCCAGAAATGCCGGTGCCGGACGTATTAAGAGTCAGTGCGCCATCGCTAGCCGAAACGACGTTTTGCCATGAAGCAGTAGACCCGTCTGTTTGCAGATACTTTCCTGAGTTACTTGTTTGCGTCGGTAATAGGCTGTTTTTTACAGCCGTCGAAACAGTGCGAGTAGCCGAGATATGAACGTACTGGGGGTGGTCATCGTCCACTAGCCCGGAAAGATTGCCGTGGTCTGTAGCTGGATTCGCAGCTGGGTTAGCCGCGCTAAGCGACCGCAGATCAATCACATTGACAATGCGGGCGTGGGGGGTGTTAGTGTTTGAATCCGCGCAGTTGTACACTAACTTGTACAGGGGCCGAAACTCGACTGACGGAAAGTCTGGTAAGTTTAACGAGCTAAAGCTAGTCGCCTCAGCATCACCCTGACTATCCGCCTGACTCTGCCCAATGATTGCAACGACAGGGTACGTTAGGTTGTTAGTCGCCAGAATCCACGTAGTACCGTACTTATTGTTCGTTACGTCAGCGGTAGACCACACTCCGCCAGAAAGCAAGTTGTATTGTGGACGTGCAGTGCCTTGCTTAAGGGGGAAATTAGTAGGGGCGTCCAGAACCCAAGCGGTCCCTTGCAGATGCAGGACTGGAATCTTGGCTGGGAAAGCCAAATTCTGTTGCCAAGTATTAGCAGTTGGAGTAGCAGTTGACACAATGTCAACCTGCATGTCTTCGTCGAAGAACGTGCCGCCTTCTACCGCTAGCTGAGCATCGGCGTTTAAATTGCCAGTCCCGGTAGTAGTGTACCCACTGGCCGCGAAACCATTGGCGATAGCAGCGCCACGCGTGCGGTGCAAGTATTCGTGCGTCTGCCAGTCTAGGACAACCCCGTGGCGCTCGTCACCGAAATAAACAGCCGCGCCAGTAGTAGCGTTCCAGTAGACGTAAGCCGTAGGCGCGTCGCTGTCCCACGTAAAATATGTTGTCTTGGTAGACAGCACACCGGCGTCGCTGAAATAGATGTAGTGCAGCCCTGTGGTGTTAGGGATAACTACTGTTTGAGCCGACGTAAAGACATGCTTGTTGCCTTTACACCACACAGTAAACGACGCGCCTACGGGCGAGATACTAAACGTACGAGAAGCTGTTGTAAAGCTAATCGATGATTCAGTAATATCCTCGTGCCCAATAGGCTCGCCGCCTACCGTAGCTACTTCGGCTAAATTTGTAAAGTTCGCATCGACCTCCGCGTTGGTTAGCGGTGAGCCTTTGCCAGCACGGGTGACGATGTCGACCATTCAAACTTCTCCAATTAAGACACAGTAATTTGCCAAGTGATGCTCATCGCATCGTCTACGCCTTTGTTAACAACAGCGAACACAGTACGGCAAAGCATAACACCGCCGGTGGGGTCGTTAAACAAACCTGCTTCTGTAACCGCACCAGTACCAGTACCGGCTGGGAAATCGCCTACATAAGTAACCACAGCACCAGATGAAGTATCTGAAGTCAAAGCAACGCGGCCCAACTCGCTACCAAGGTTTGTGTCCCCTGCAGCGGCGGCTGATGTACCAGCACCGACAGCCATGTGGCTCATCTGAGTGGGCGTGCCAACCATCGCAGCAGCAATAAATTCTTTACCTGATGTAACCACCAAGTTCTTAATGTTTTGCTCTTGCTTAAGAGCACCGTTTTTATCAAAGACCTTAATCGCTACTGCGCCGGTCACCTTCAAGTTCTCTTGGAACATGATTTACTCCTATAAATATCGGGAGTCCCCGACGTAGTCTTCTGCGAAATAGGTCGGGTCGCAGTAACCCTGACTGACAAGCCCAAAACTTTCTGAAACAGAAAAAGCGTCAGATAGAACTGGACTAACCAATATGGTAGCATTATCGCTCAGTAGCGCAACGTTTGCTACTGTTCGTTCCCACACAAACGCAATGCCGTCCCCCGCGCCAAAGTTGTCGTTTAAGGCGAAAGCATCGTCGAAATAACGAACATAAACGAGCGTTGGGGTAACGATGTCGGTAATAAACGTCTCATCAGCAAGACCTTTACCAACGTCCAAAGCTGTACCATCTGGAACAGACAGCGTGTCTTGAAGCGGCTTTGAAAACTGATAGCTAGAGGCCTCCTCTGCCGTCACAGTGTCGTCTACTGGCTTACTCAGCTCAAACGTAGAGACTTCCGAAATAATAAAGCCGTCAGTGAGGGGCTTACTTAGGTCTAAAACCGGAGCGTCGGATAGAGACAGGCCGTCAGCTACTGGCTTTACAAACCCCTTTTCTGAGGTTTCAGTAACAGAAGTAGTATCAGAAAGAGGCTTCGTAGTCGAAAACGCAGTAGCGTCAGCTACCCATACCTCGTCAAAAGCGCGGCGCGCTACGTCAAGAGTGTCGCTATCCTGCAGAGTGAAACTATCTTGGGTAGGGCCTTTAGTAAAATCAAAAGCGGCGGAACTACCTAAAGCGACCGCGTCAGACAGCCCCTTTTGTGCTTGTACCGTTGAGAAATCGCTAGTAGTAAAGTTATCCGTAGCTGAGCGGCTAAAGCTCAACGAAGCTGAGTCTAAGGCAGAAACAGTATCAGTGCGCAGCTTAGCGAGCGTAAACTGCTTGCCTTCTACTACAGCCACAGCATCTACGACATACTTATACAGCCCCGTGTAGTCAATGGTAGCCGCAACAGCGAAGCTAATGTAATCAAGCTGCGCGGCAGGTACAGAATATGTAAGGTCGCCGCTTAGAAGCGTGTAATTTGTCTGCGCAACTGGAGATACAGCGGTGACGCCAGCTATAGGCGCAACAATAGATACACTCAGCCTCGGCTTTACAATCTGAGCGGAAGCGCTAGGGCTAACAATGGTTAGCCTAGTCGCCATTAGAAGTCCTCGCGAACTTTAAAGCGTAGGGTATCGTAGACTGTCTGGATTTGCCCGTCGCTAAACGTAATCTCAATCTCGCCTTCGTAGTCGCCAGCATCGCCAGCCAACATTTCTGGAGCAGAAGCTGGATAGAAAACGCAAACGCCATTAGGGCCGTCCGTGACCGTACCAGTAACAGTCGCAGTAAGCGTTGTAGCGCCTAACGCGCGGAACTTCAAAACAGGAGTAGCGCCTGTTAGTCCAATAGCAGACCCAGTCGTTTCGTCGGTCAGAGTGCAGACAATCGCAGGGCGGGTATCACCTTGGACTAGTTTGATCTTATCTACCATAACGCTTCCTTAAGCAGCCGGAGCCATCGTCACACTATGTTTGACACCGCGCATGTCGCGAATACGAGCGCGAGAGATGGCTTGCTCGTATTGTTTTTTGTTGTACTCAGCCATGCTTACGTCTGTCCAATCCTTACCGGGGATAACAGCTAGACGAGCAATAGTTCCGCAAATAATAGCGTCCGCCCATGTCTCGTAAATCCAATCTTCAACACCAGTGGCTGTACGGCTAGGCTTCAGAACACCGGTAAGGCGTAAGTGAACACGGGAGTCTGGAATAGGGAACAGGCGAATGGAATTATCGGAATGAATCCAGTAGTGAGTGGGGTTACCTCTGTCGTACCGCCGATCATTGGGGATCATGCGAATATCAGTATGCTGCAGCGCCATATTATCAACCACGACAGATGTCACTGCTTCTACAAAAACATCGGCGCTGAGGTCGTACTCAACGATGCCGGGGGCTGTAAAAATAGGATCAATATCATCGCGCCAAAGGTGCGTCTGCGCAAAGAAATCCGCTGCTGTAATAGCAAGGTAGGTTTTAACAGTGATGTCAGGGCAGCCCGGAATGTGGGGCTTCACCAATGGTAAGAAGTCATCCCACACTTTTGCCATTATGCAACTCCGGGTTGTGACGCTGCCTCGACCTGACCTTTACCAGTTAGTGCAGCTTGGAACGCCTGCAGGTGGGCTACGGCTCGCTGAGAATTACCTGCGTACTCTGCGTCTTTGCTGTAAGCACGATACAGAATGTAGTCAAGGATAGCGCCAGCGTAACTATCATCAACACTAATTGTGTCGGTAGTCAGTGGGTTTCCTAACTCAGCTTCTGTGAGAGAGTGACCTTGTGGTACAGATGAATACACAATCTCTAGCTCTGCCGTAACAGCCGCAGGAGGGTACACCAAAAATTCTTTGGGCAGCCGTGGGTCAAACATGTAGTGTTGGATAGTGGTAACTGGCGTGTCGCCGTACTATGTGCGGCGTTGGTCATCCAACATATTTCGGTTTGTTAGGCGGATCGCGCTTTTATCAGAAGCAGCAGCGACGTTACGCACAACATCGATCAAACGCAAGGCGCTAGAAAACACAGAAGTGACGTTTTGGCGAGGGCCTACCGCACAAGTAAAGGTGCCTGTCTGCGTATTTGCATCCGGGCGCAAATTGATAATGTCTCGATACGAATCATTCAGCCACAACTGCAGCTCGGTGAGCGGCCATCGGACAGAGGTTGTGTCTTGCAGTAACGTTTTAGCACGCTCTACTACTTCTACGACTTTAACTGCGGCCATGGCTTACCTCATTCTTTAGCAACGTCAATATCGACGCGTAGACCCACTGCTTCTGACACAGATTCTACAGCAGCCGCAAACTTTTTGCGAGTTTTTACAGGAACCGCTTCAGCGACTACGACATTAGACTGCTCGTTAGCCAAAACTTGGCCTTTTTCGGTTAGTTGCCAGTCTTGCCCTTCGAGTTTGGCGAGAACGACAATTTCGCCGTTGATCGTGGCACGGATTTTGTGGCCCAAAATTTGGCCGTTAAGCCGCTTCATCAAATCTAACGGATTCATAGTTTCTCCAAAAAGACAGAGAGGGGGCGCTAGGCCCCCTCTTCTTAGCCACTATTAGGTAGCGGAACCGACTTGAGCAACGACCAGAGCTTCTGGCTTAGTCACTTTGCGGCCATAGACAGCCAAACCGCGAACGATGTCGCCGAAGTCTGTCTGGTTACGCAGGGGCTCAGTCTTGTTGATGGTCATGGCAAAAGACACAGCGGCCTTAGTACCAGCAATCATCGTACGACGGGCTTTAGCGTCAGTCACAGCACCACCGGTAGAGGTAGCAGACAAACCAGCAACCAATGCCTTACCAGCTTCGCCTTTTGGCAACAGGTTAGACACGTAGACGCTGAAGCGGTCCAACATACCGATCTTACCAGAGCGGATGGTGCTTGAGTTATCACCAGAGAAGTACGCCTGAGCGATGCTTGATTGCATCAACAGGTGACGGTCATAGGGTGACAGGATCAAGAAACGGCCATCTTCAGGAACGTTCTGCTCGTCCAAAGCTGTAGACATGCGAAGGATAGCCTTCAACACGTTCTCAGGGGTAGCTTGGTCGACAGGAGCGGTATCAGAGCCCAAGTTGTAGGCAGCAGAGATAGCACCAGCAGTAGAACCTTCGTTCGCAGCGGCAGGGCCTTCGGTCACAAAGCTGTTGAAGAACACTTCGTTTTCGATAGCGATTTTCAACTGCTTAGCAGCATCTTCCGTGAACATGTTCATCAAAGACATGTCTGACTGATAAGCCAAAACGTCGTTGACTTGCACGCCAAAGTACTTGCCTTTGTTGACTTGCATGTCTTGGAAAATGGGCTCAGGCACTTCGTAGCTCAAGCTCTGACCAGCGGTGTAGTCAGAGATGCTGATTGAAGGAGCCAAACGGATACGAACGGTATCGCCTTGGTTCTTCAACTCGCCTTCGTAGTCAGTGTTAGTGACTTCTGACAGCATAGTGTTCTGGTAGAACTTGGCAAGCAACTTGCCGGACCACAGGGTGGGGATAAATGCGCCAGAGTAAGACTGGCTAGTGGCGAAGTCGCCAGTGACGGGATAAACAGCAGCCATTTTGGCCTCCTTAAAAGTTTAAAACAGGTTGGTTAGACACCTGTATATAGGTTACGCGGTAACGCGGTTCTCCATATACGCAGCATCAATTTCAGCTTCAAGTTTACGAGCCGCTTCAATGTCACCTCGACCACCCAAATCAGCCGCCTTTTTAAACATAGCCTCAATCTGTTTTACAGAATAAGTCTTGCCTTTTGGCTGAACTGGTGCGGCGTTAGTAGCACTGCGGTTCGGTTGAATCTGACGCTCTAGCTCTTCGTTTGGACCTTTTGGTTGCGACGCGGGAGCAATGCCTTGTTTAAACATACTCACGTAATACGCAACGCCTTCGGCATCGCCTCGGTTGAACGCTTCTTGCGCCACAGTCATTCGAGGGGCTCGGATCAGAGGATCAACTTCGTTAAGCCAAGCGATCCATTTAGGGTCGGCGTTAACTTGGTCAAAATCCGGCACCATACGGTGCAGTCTCTGCTCAAAGCTAGCTTCAGAAACTTGTGAACCGGTCTTTGTCAACTGCTCGCGCAGGACATCGTTGTCGGATCGGAGTTTCTCAAGCTCCTCTTGGAACTCTTGCGCCACTTCGCGGGCTACCTTGCGTTGTACCTCAATAAGGTCCTCGCCAAAGGCTTGGACATCATCATCAGTAACCAGTTTCTTTCGCTCTTTAGGCTTCGGTGCTTCCTCAGCTTTAGGCTTCTCCAGCTCTTTCATCTGAGCCTTCAATTCCTTCAACTGAGCATGCAATCGGGGAACTTCCGCGTCGTACATCCCTTGCAGGGTACGGTACTTCTGTTGCCACGTTTCCTCTTCCTGTGGATCGACTTCCACTGGGTTAGACGGTTCTACCTTCGGTTGTTCTGTCGCTTTGGGTTCTTCAGCTACAGGCGTGGGCTCTGTTGACTGCTCTTCAACTTCGGCTGCGGGCTCCTCCGTAGGGGGGCTTTTAGCTTCTTGATCTTTAGCCAACTGCGCTTCCAGCGCTTCTAAATCCTTAATCGTCTTCTCAACTTGTTTAGGCAATGCCATCTTAATTTCCCTTTTCGCTCCAACTCTGCTCTGGGCTCCTACTGCGGTCTGCCGTTTGCATAATGGTTTGCTTCGGTTTACAAAAATGCGGGTTATTTAACCCGCTCGACTATCTCGGACGATTTTTCAACCGCTTCGAGAAAATCTTGAAGAACTTCAGCTCGACCTTGCAGGCGGTGAATCATTACCGTATCGTCAGCCATTACTAAGGCGTTTTTAGCCTCGTCTAGCTTAGATCGGAAAAGTCCTACCAGCGCTGCGTTTTCCGGCTGCTTGCAGCGTAGTAACGCTTGCATATGCTGCCTGTCAGGCTTAGGTCCGATAAAAATCCTCATGTGCTCAATTTTATAGCAACTTGTTACTAATGTGTCAACAAGTTACATTCCGTTAGGTCTTGGGGACATAAAATTACTCTCGCGCCCACCAACTTGAGAACCATCGGGTAACATATTCTTACCTTCTGGGGCTGCTTGTGATGGTTGACCGCGCTGAGCTTCTTGAACAGCGCCCATAACTTGCTGTAACTGTTGTTGCAACTGCTGGATAACTTGTTGCTGTTGTTCGATAGTGCTAATCTGCTGGCGGTCAGGGACAATGCGGTCCACGTTACCGTTTAGATTACTAGCCGCAGAACGCAACAACTCAGCCGCACCATCCATGCCAACAATCTGCTGAGCAATCGGGTTAGTCAAGACGAGCTGCATAAACTCATTACGGCGGATAGCTTCAGCTTCTTTAACAACCAAACTATTAGCGCCACGAGCGACAACACTTACATCGCCGATCAAATCAGGGTCTTCGCTATAGCGAAGGTTATCTTGATACAAGCGTTCAATAGCCGGGACAATAACGTTCTGGTCGATATTGCTGATAACCTGCTTAATGCCTTTACCAGCGTTGCTAATTAGCATCGACAAGCCAGATGAGGTACGCCCAGCACCGGGCGTATGTTCGCCCGTCATGTAGCGGGGAATCATTGTGTCCTCGTCCGCACGCGCAGAGAACTTCTCAAACACCGTTAGTAATTCACCTGCATTACTGTTTGGCTGGAAAAACTGAATAGGCTGTGAGCTGTCACCATAGTCAGAACTCTGGAACTGCCAGATCTTCCAAGGGTGCATCTCAGTGATGTCTTCGCCCGGGGGCAAGCGAGAGACGTTCACCCCGACCTGCGGGCCAGAGCTGATGCCCATGTTGTTCGCCAAGCTGCGAGCAGTGGAGTTAACCATTGCCTGTGAATCACGGCACAAATCTGTAACGCCTTTGCCCTCAACGGCGCCGGGTAGGCTCTCGTAAGAAGTCAGGTAATACGGCTTGCGACCGAGTGGGTCGTAGTTCAGAACTGCGCGGATAACAGTGCCGCCGATCAACCAAACTTCGCAGGGATAGCTAAGTGCTGGGTCTGGGATTTCTTTTTCAGTCAAGCCCCAGTCAAGCAGGTATTTACCCTGTACTGAGTCCCACAACTGTAAGGCGTCGATCAAGTCGTCTGTCGCAAGGGCGTCGGTTGTATTCTTACCCTCGGCTTCAGCTTTCGCAGAATCAGACCACAGCCATTCCTTCAGGCTACCGCCAGTGAAGTCGTCAAGGACGCTACGAATAGCATCGTTGTTATAGCCGGGCACATCAATCAGAGCCTGCAGGTTTTCTGCAGTCATGCGGTGGCGCTCAATAACGAACCCATCGTTAATGTCCCAAGCCCACGGAGCCCAGTACAACATGAACGGGTCAACGCGCTCCCACTCGTTACGAATAGCTTGTGTCGGGACTAGCTTTCCGTTTTGCCAAGTCATTGTCTTGCGACGACGCTTGATGGGGCCTTTCATAGCCGCGAACGGGAACGTTACAACATCATCCAAAAACTCGTTAAAGGATTTCGCCCAGTTGCCTTCGGCAAGCTGGTCTTCCATTTTCTTTTCCATGCGCTTTACGCGATCCGCTGCTTCTTCTTGCATTTCGCGAGAAGCGCGGTCTTTCATCTGGATAGCAATAGCGCGAAGCTCGTCTTCGCTTGGCGGCTGCATGCCTTGCTGCATCATCGCCATCAACTCTTGCTGCATCTTAGCTTGTAACTCAGCGATGCGCTCTGGGGGAATCTCAGCTATAGGCGTCGGGTCAATCGCCCAAGGTTTATCAGTGCCTGCGCCAAGCAACGTATCACGCAACCAACTTGTAGCAGCACGACACTTAACTGATGTCAAGTTAATGAAAATCTCTGAGCCGCCTTGCGACTTGATCGTCGCTAGCACATCTGGGTCGTATTCGCCGTTGCGCTGACGCAACCCCTGTAACATCCGCTCTTCTAAATCGCGCTTACCAGTCTTCGCAATATCCCAGCGCTTACGCACATGCGCGGCTAAACCCTGAATAACAGGTTGGTTCTGCATATCATCGCTGCGCTTTTTCGCCTCGGCCTGAGCGTCGAGCTGCGTCGCTGTAACAACGGGAAATAATGCGATACCAGTAGCCATAGATAAGTCCTTAGATTACAGGAATTGTACTCTTAGCAGTTATTTTATCAAGTGTAAAGAAATTTTGCGCGTTTTATCTCGCGCTTCGCGGTCTGAAGCCCAAAACCGCGAATATTCATGTCAATAACTGCTGCGCCGTACTGGAGGGCGTCATGAATGTGGCTTGACTCGTTTTTATCTGGCTTATCTTCCAGTTCGCCGTTTCTTTTTACTTTATATCTGTACCCAGACCTAAAACCTTTGATAAGATTGGTACAGCGTGGGTCCACGAGGAACATGGCTTTGCCCTCGATTTGTTGATTTAGCAGGCGTTCCACAGCGGCGATACGCTTTTCCGGGTCATTTGTAGGCGGCTTAACGCACTTAAAACCAGCATTTTTCAGGGCGTCCACGAGGGTCATCTCGTTTAGCTGCTGTTTCATAAACCCGGCTGGGTCAGGCGCCACCACAAACTGGTACCCCGGATACGTGTTCGCGATGTGCGGATTTAACTTCGTCGTAATGAACGTCTCGATTCCCATATTCTCGGACGTAATTTCCGAAAGCACCAGTACGCGACCACGCGGGTCCCGCTGCATGAAGACGGCTGCCGGTGTGCGGCCAAAGTCTAGTCCTATCGTGACTGGGTAGTCTGCGTTAGCTATCGGCCTTATCTCTTCGGGCGCTACATGGAACTCTTGGGTGAACGTTCGCTGGTAGACCGGGGTGCCTGATAAAGACCGCCCAAACTTATTGTGGATATAGACATCAATCCAATCCTCAGATTTCCCCTCGGCAAGGGTCTCGTAATACCCCCTAACCAGATTGTCTTTCCAGTCTGCCTCGTCCGATAGCGCCGAAGGCTGCATGAATATTTCCGCTGTGCTGGGCGGGTCGCTCATGTACTCTTCCCAGAACGTGTCGGCGTCGGGTGCGTTAGTCGCTCCCCATATGTGGTGGTTAGGCTCCCCGTTGTCATCCACACAGCCGCCGTTGGCAACTGACGGATACCGGCCCACTCGACCTTGCAGAGCGTTGAAGATGTCTGGGTGAATTTCGCGGTACTCGTCAAGAACACCAAACGAACACTCTAGAGATAATAGACGGCGAACGTCGTTGGCGTCGTCCAACCCCCGGAATAGCACCTCGCACTCGACATCGTCGAAGCGCAAAAAGAACCGCTTATCTGTTCTAGCGAACGTGCCCGCTGGCCCCTCTGGGAACCAAGTCATAAACGTGGGGATTGTTGCGTCTGTCAACATCTGGTTCGTGTTACGAACAATAACCGCTCGAGACCGTCGCTTCCCATCAGCGCCCTTGCGCATCTTCGCCGCGTGATACGCGATTTTTAGCATCGCTGCCGATGATTTCCCCGAGCCGACTGGGCCAGATATAAGAGAAACAAACGCGTCACACGTTAAGAATGGCTCTAGCGTCTTAGATGGTGTGTAACTGATACTCATACGTAGTCGTCCCCTGCATACTGGTAGTCGTCAGGCTCTGCAAAGGTCGTTGGTACGTGAAAAGTGTCGTTTTTTGGCTCATTTTCGAGCTTTTCAGGGGTAATTTCTATCGCGTCTTCTACCTCTGGAGTCCCATTCGCGATGGTTTTTGCACCGCCCGTGAGGTTAAAAGTGATCGAAAAACCGGGTCCAGCAACCACATTTTGGTTGTTTTTGGGTATCGCATCAGCAATACTGACCATCGTATCGAAGACTTTCGCCCTAGCGGCTAGCGGTTGTTCCCT